CAGCGATTGCAGCCACCGCAATACCAACGGGGCCAAGCGACAAAGTAGCTGTTAAACCGACTGTTTTCATTGCAGCTATTATGGCACTAAATGAACCTGCCAACTGACCAGTTACAAATAATATTGGCCCAATTGCAGCGGCTATCCCTACAAAGGTTAAAATGGCTTTTTGTGTTTGTGGGCTTAACTTTGCAAAGGCATCTGTAACCCTGCTAATCGTATCCCCTAACCTGTTTAAAAAACCTTCAATATTTAGATTTTTATTGAGTGTTTCCCCTAACTTTGCAAAGGCTATCTTTGTGCTATCCGTTAAGTTTTCAAAGGCGTTTTTAATACCCCCTGACACCCTCGGTAATTTGGCAAACTCGGTTACAAGCGTTTCCACTACCTGTTTACCCGTGACACCAAGTTTAGCTATTGCCTCACTGTCAGCAGTTCCAAACGATGCCGTTAATGCGTTCCTTAGTTGTGGTAATTGTTCAACTAACTGCCTTAAATCCTGACCAAAGCCACTTGATTTATTCTGAAGTTGGGTTAACGCCAAAACAACAAGGTCTAATTCTGCCCTACCTTTTCCAACTGTGGCCAAAGCATTACCAAATTGAAGTAATGCCTCTCTTGCCTGATCTGCACTAAATCCTGCACTTTGTAGGTTAACAGACCCTTTAACCGCTTCCTCAAGCCCTAAGCCAGGAAGTTTAGCAACCTCCTTTAGCTTCTCAAATTCAGTATTGGCAGCAGCAGCCGAACCCATGACGGCTATCAACCCTTTTTGCAATGCTTCAAGATCACCAAAGGCTTTAACGGCTCCTGCACCAACGGCTAATATTGGTAATGTAAGATTTTGGCTTAACTCCGCCCCTGCACTTTTCATAGTCCTGCTAAACGCTATCATTTGCTTTTGAGCGGCCTTTAAGTCAGCAGACAGTTGCTTTGTGTCAGCTCCGATCCTTATGTATACATTACCTATTGTGGATGCCATTGTATTTCTTTTAGGAAGTCACCATTGTTTTTATCGAATTTCATTTTATCCATCTTGTCAAATGCTGCCTGTGCTTCTTCACTAAATGGGTTCATGTTTTCAGTGATCTTTTTCTTTGATTCTTCATCACCCGGAAGTTTGTATAAATCTTTAGGGTCTTTAATTCCTTTAGTCCATGCACTGATTAAATAAAAAGTGTTCAATCTACTGATGTAATACATTTCCTCATTCTGATCTCTTTCATGCCTTTTTGCTTTGCTTCGTTCCTGAACCCATGTCCATGTCTGGCCAAACTCGCTATCATTAAACTCGCTAATGCTCATCCCAAAATAATAGCATAAGCGTTCATAATCTGCAAAGCCTATTTTCTCCCCGGTTTGGCCGTCCTCTTTACCGGCTCACCTCCTGCTTTTAATTCTAAGCTCTCATTTAAGACCTCTGCTAACTGCACTGAAAAATTCATATCATTATCCAACTCATTGTCGATCTCTTCATGTGTGAGGTCTGAACACGCACAAATCAAATCTATGACTTGCGTTATCTTTAGCTTTTCCAAAGCGTCCATTTTAATGTCGTTTTGGTCAGCCCATCTGATTAATTTAGAGTTGGTAATCCTTACTTCTTTGCCTAATAAAATTCCCATATTCAATTTGTTTGGTTTAAAAAATAGGGGCAGTTACGCCCCGTTATTATGCTACTGTACCTTTTGTCGGCGTACCATCCATCACTATACTAATGGAAGCTGTTGAGTTCTCATTGTTTGGTGCATCAATCTTCAATGATTCAATAACCCCTTCTACAGTGAATGAAGTGTCACCACTTGTTGAAGTTGCAAATAGACAAGTTACCTTTGTCTTTGCAAGGAAAAAATCCCACAATTCCTCAAAGTTTCCTGCTGTTTCCTCAAATAAGAAGTCTGTAGATAGACTACCGGAAAATTCCCCATAGTCGTTGGTCTCCCAACCCCCTGTCGTATCTTTGTGGGCTGTCTGTCTCAATTTATTCTTAAATTCAATTGAACAGCTTGTTGCCCTTGCTACTGCCACGCCTTCGACCTTTAATCGCAGGTTATGACCATTAACTATTCCTGTTGTTGGCATTGTAAAAAGTTTTTAACGTTAAAAATTATTCCTCTTCCTTTTCTTTGGCCTTCCAAACAGGTTCTTTGACATTGTATTCTTTTACCTTTCCGGTTTTAATTTCATCTATAAAAAAAGCAGGGTCTATATTGTAAACTATCTGTCCTTTCTTCCAGTGTTTCCCTTTATGTGGCAAATCTTCAAGTAGTATTATATTCATTAGTTATTTTTAAATTTAAAATGAACCAGTCGCATTTTTTGGAATCCTTATTAGCATAAATACATCATCCATTGTATGTCCTGTTTCCTCGTTTATTATAGTCAATTCAAATTGATCTAAATAGTACACAACCCTATCGCTTAACTCTGAATAGTTTACTAACTTCCTAAAAACATCTACATCTGTTATTGGTGTTACGTTACGGGTAGCATGGAAGGCAAAATTTGAATATGACCATTTAATCGGTAAATAATTGTCGTCAGTTGAGTTCAATATTTCATGACTCGAATCATTATAAAATCTTACATAATGTTCATAGTAATTAAAAGTGCCTGATGGTTGATTTAACCCATCTGTATTTGGCCATACATTGAAAACTAAAACCCTTTCCCATGTTTCCGCTTCCGGGTTAAAGTCTGTTGCTGTGTTGTCAAATTCTATATGGTAAATATATTCATCAGTGTATGGTTCTACAAGGTTCCTTATTTCCTCTGTTAAGGTATCAACCGTCTTTAACACTGACCCGATCACATGGATATAGTAAACTATCTGGTCACGCTTGGCGTTGTCTTTGTTTTTTGTTGGTTCACTTGAAACACTTTCCAATAATATGACTCCGTCCGCTGTCTGTAGGTTAACAGATTGCGGAATCTGACCAACATAGGTTTTACCCGGATAGTCAGCTTTTAAAAGGTCATATAATCGTACTGTGCTATTACTCATTTTACCTCAAGTGTTCTACCAATCTTGTCAAATTCCTTTTTAGCCAATTTTGTCAATTCAGCTAATACAATGTTTTTTGTCTTTTCGTAGCTTCTACGGATAAAACCAATTCCCTTCCATCCATCTTTCTTTTTTTTGTCTTTGTAATGCACAAACCCAAATTCTACTAAGTGCGCATGAGGGCCAATTTTATAGTCAGGGCCTACAAACGCATCACTACTCTTTTTGAATTTCAAAAACTTAATTGACTTCCTTAGATTGCCTGTTTCACCTCTCGGAGCAAGTAAGTACATTGCTGCCTCAGTTGATTTTGCAGCCCTTTCTTTTAGTGTCCTATTTTGACCTACAGTACGGTACATATCTTTGGATAACTTGTCCAAAGCCTTAGAAATACCCTCAATTCCTACTACTTCCACATCTGCCATTACACCACAAGTTTTGCTTTGATTTTCAAAAACCTTTCCCTCCCTATTGGCTCAATATTTACTATGTCGTAGGTGTTACTCTCATAGATTAATTGGGTTCTCATGTTTACCGTTGCTAATCCATAGCGAATTACAAAATATTCATACTTTATATTTGTCTGCTTATCCAAAAGATCGGTTTCATCTTTTCCGGCATAGCTATAAGCGGCATTTAAAGTGGTATCTGTATTGGTTGCGCTTACTGTTTCCCCATAGTCATTAGCTACAGGTGCAGATTGGTTTCTAATCGTGATTAGCCTGTCCATTTTGCCTATGTCAGTAAAGTGCCTCACGATATCAACACACTTTCAGTTCTTAGTAATTGATCTCCTATCGAATCGTTGTATTTAGTTTCGTGATCTTCTCGAACTTCAAACATTGCAGCAACCTTCATTCTACATACTTGCTTAATTAGGTCACTTGCATTCAATGTGGCTACACAAGTCAATCTATACTTGGTGTAAATCCTAATTTCATCATGCAGGATTTCAGAACCTAATTGATAAACATTGATTACAGGGGGAACAGTAAATGTTTGCGCTACCCATGCTTCACCATCCCAATATTCGTATGTCGTAACAGATGCAACATTCTTAGGAAGTTTTAAAATGGCTTTATTAAGCGTCTCATCAAAAACTTTCACAGCCTCATATCTTAATGGATATCCGGCTTTGTTTTCAATCTCTTTTGAGGCTGCTGCCACATATGCAGTCAATAAGGTGTCATAGCTTGACCCTGCACCTGTTAACTGTGCATGGCTTTTTAATGTGCTATCTACACTTATCAATTCCGTTGCTGTGCCAGTGCCTACCCAATTCATGCCTTAACCGCTTTTCCTTCTGCTATTAATACATCCGCAACGTGCTTAGGGAAATACCCGATTTCACCCACATTTACAGCATACTGAGTGCCTGCCATGTCCTTAACCACTTTTAAAGGGATAAGAAAGCCATTAGCCAAAACAGGTCTTGTACTGATCTCTTTTGTCACTATTGGAGCCTCTTTTGGTGGTTGTGCTTTTACTGCTTCTTTTACTTTAGCCATTGAATTAAATTTTAATAAAGGGGGTGTTTAAACCCCCTCCATGTCAAAATCCTGTCGAAAAAACTGCTTATGTCGTTGTTGCGTCTTTGATGATTGCGAAGTTCTCAGGTCTCTTGTGGATCATATCCCAGAATGAAAATGACCTTACATAAATCAATGAGTTGTTCGATCCTGTGTATGGGTCAAATTCAACCGCCACATTTCCCCATTGGAATACTTCTGTTTCGTTAAATCGGCCCAAAATGATTGCAGAACACACCCCAGATGAAGTACCTTTTGTAAGGTTAGATGGTATTGTCTGTGATTCAATTATGTCATGACCTAAAAGCCTTGTTTGACCATCCATCATGATGTAACCGCTATTTGTGTTTGCTGTGTCCTTCAATGTTGTCATCAACTTGGAAGTCACTTGTGCATTGGTCAGGAACACCCAGGGTTGAGGGATATTATCTACAGCCAATGAGGTTCTTAATTCAACCAATTTTGCATAGGTTGGAGCACCACCGTTTGTTCCGATTGCTACAGTAGTTGTTTGATCTGCCCCACCACCGGAAGTAAGGGTTAAGATACCTGTCATTTCACCAGAGGACCCTGACCCTTGCAAAAGTTGTTGGTCAAGTTTATAAGCAATTGCGCTCATAATCTGTTCGTTGAAGATTCTCCTAATTTGAGGCGCAGAAGTCAAATCCAACATCCTTGAAAATGAACCTTTTGTAATCATTTCTTTTGGTGTGGCTGTTTTCAAACCGAAAGTCAGTTTCTCAGAATCACCTGTAGATGCAACTTCCGTTACCATAGATGCAGTTACTTTACTTGTTGAAACTGCCATTGACTGCTGTTGTGTCAATCCAGTGTTTTTAACAACTGGAACTCTGTTCAAAATGGTCATATTCCACAACGCATCAAGAAATTTGTCCGATATATACTCAGTGCCTACCAAATTACCACCGTCACCAGCTGTACCCAAAACTGAATAAGCGTCTGCCCTGTCTGTCATTGGCATATCCGGGCTAAGAATCATCTTATGCCTATCCCAACTACCTTTGCCTACTTCCTGCATAGATTCTCTTTCAAATCCTGCCTCTTTATCCCAATCTCCAGTGATTGCAGCCCTTGTGGCTCTCTCAATTGAGAAAGTTTTAGGTGCATATTTCGAATGGATAGCCGGGGCTTCCGGTTTTCTTTGGTTCAAAGCTTTTAAAGCGTCTCTTTGCTCTTTGTCTGCTTCGATTTCAATTTGTTTCAACAATGCTGACCTTGTTTTTGTCAAATCGTTGTACTTAGTTTCATCATCGTTTGTCCATCCTCGCTCTTTGCCGTCTACTACCTCAGTAGCCTTGTTATATATGGCCTCCTGATCGTTGATTACAGCCTCTAAGCGTTCCTGTAACTCTGCTTTTTTGCTCATTTGATAAATAGTTTGTGAATTAATAAATCCGCCCTTTTTTGGGCTGTAATTGCTCTTTGAAAATCCTTGCGGAATCCTTCGCTTGTGTGGCTTTCGGCTTCTTTCAACAGGTATTTATCCATTGGTTCTAAAACCTTCTTAATTGCATCCGGGTTACTTGGTATGTGTACAATGGACCATTCCTTTAATATTTGCCCATCGAAATAATAGGCTGTTGGGTCTTCGCCTGACTTCTCATTTCCCCAATGCCCCCCATAAGGGATAAACCCTACTGAGGTAGCTCTCATGGTTCCAAAGTCAACCTTGCCCATTATTTTTTCGGCTAACTCATTTAATTCTTTTGGCTCAAATGTTCCTGAGCCTATAAGCCTATCACCTTCTACTCTTGCAGTTGCTGGCCCAAGTGCGTTGTCGGGATTTGCATCAGTAAACCAACCTGACCCGGTTTGGTGTTGGTAATAAAATGCCCCTGCACGGTTATAATCTTCGATATCCCATTTGTCATGTGGTACAATAGTACCATGACCGTCCTTTCGTGATGTGGAAATAATAAATTCCCTTACCCTATCACCGTCACCCTTTCGGATGTCAATGTCTACCGTGTTAAAGCTCCTTAGTAACTCCATTACCTTGCTTTTGTGTCATTAAAAATTCAAAATATTGGTTCCACATCGACCCCGGAATAGAGTTAAGCGGCTTCATGTATTCCTTCCCTGTGCCGTCCTCTGTTGGGTTAAAGCCTTCTATGGCTCTTACTTCATCTGCATTTACAAAACCAGCGTTAATTGCTATTCTGTGGGCTTCGTATCGGTCTTTTAGATTAGTCCTTTCTAAGCCCTTTAACTCGAATTTTATATAGTAATTATTGCGAATTTCGGATGGCCTGAATAGCTTTCTGTTATATTCTGCTTCAATCATTATAGCCAAAGGAGAGATAACAGTAGATAGGAAAGTATTGTATTCATTATCTCCTTTGTTGTCGGCATATTCGCCTCTCATTATTAGTGTAAGCGGCACTCTATACATCCTTGCGATGTCCTCAATGCTGCTATTTTTGGCCAAAATCATATTAGCCTCAGCCATTGGCAAATTGTACTTTAAAG